GCGTGTTTTTGTTGTACGGCTTTTAGTTTTGCACCTGTTGCAGCTATCTTTTTCTTATGAGTAAGCATTTCCATTTCAAATAGATGATTTGCTTCTTCTCGTATTTGTTTGAATTTTTTCATTACGCTAGATCCTTATCGTGGTTAAGACCACCCTTTTTCTTTTTAACAATAAATGCATTAACGCGGGCATGGCCCCATTGTTGCGGATTAGTTCCTGGGCGATGGCCTGATTTCCAAGCTGCAACACCACGATTATAAACTTTTTGTAAAGTGCCTACAGATACACCAGATTTTTTAGCTTTATCTGCTAATCCGCTAGCTTCATACAAATCAGAGTATTCGTTAAACCTCATTGTCATTACTTGGTTTCCTTATTTTTTTTAATAGTATCTCTTAAACGAGCTCGGTCTAATATACGATCATGCTTAACTTTATCGAGTTTCTTCTCTCTATCAATTCTTTTTTTAGCCATATCAATATCTTCGCCATACATATCTTTGAACTTCTTAGTCCACTTACTAGGCTTAGTTTTTGCTGATGCATCGCCAGGCGCTTTCTTATATGGTGCTGCCTTTTTTTCTGCATCTGATTTATTGGCATAATTTCTAAAATGTTGAGCTCTTGATTTTTTTGTTGTTTTTTTCAAGCCTTTATAATATGGTTTTGGTTGTGTACCTTTGACCTTAGCAACATCTTTGTCTTGAGCAACTTTTTCTACTAACTCAATACTATCAAGCCATTTACGATATTGACCTTGCTTAGTTTCTATAATTACATAATTACTACCGCACTGTATAATTTTACCGACTTCAGAAGTTTCTTTTACAACTACAAGATCTCCAATACTAAATAAATCTCCACTAATATATGCTTCACGTGTTTCCGAAATTGATTCTAGCTTCACGTGGTTTTTAAATTCTTTTTGTTCTTTTAATCCTAAACCTTTACGTACATCGTTGTAAATAGATTTAGCGTCTGCTGTTGATACTGCCTTCGGCAAACCTTGTGCAAATTGTGTAAAATCATTTTCTTTAGCCGCAGATCTCATTTTAGTAGCAGACATCCCCATCGCGCCTTCAGCATCAGGATCTCTTTCACCAGCTGAAACAACATCTAAGCTTTGAAAATTATAAAAACCATCTCTAAATTTTTTACCATTATATTTGTTAATTAGTATTTTATATTCATTGACTCTATCTGAACCAGCAACCATTACTACCTTTTTAAATCCTTCATTATATAATTTTACTAAGGCATGCAGTGGATTTTTTATTGTAGCATCATTTAAAATAGAACGAGCATGTTTAGGAAACATTTTTCTGGCATATTTTACTTTTGATCTATAATTCAAAGGATTCTTTTTTTCATCTTGTGATTGAGAAAGATAAATGCGATAAGGCATTTGCTTTGACAATTGTGATAGTTTATTCAAAACTTTTTCATGACCAATTGTAGGAGGATTCATTCTACCAAATGTAAAATATACTACCTTCTCTTCCTCAATTAAGAATTTTTTAAACGAAAATTCCATACTATTTTTGTTTCCTTCTGTCCATTTCTTTTTTACGGACATCTTTCAGTAGTCTTTTTGATAACATAGCAATACGTTTTTTCACTGCAGGCTTTTCTAGTCGTTTTTCTAATTCCATTCTTTTAGCCATAGGAAGGCTTGCTTTAGCTTGACCTTTAGAAAATTTCTTTAAAAAGAAATTGCGTGCAGCTTTATCTGCGCGGCGTTTAAATCGTGCCATATCGGGCATACGACGTTTCGCGCGCTCTCTACCAATCTTAATTTTGGGGGCTAGTTTTCTCATGAGACGCTTGCGAGCAAGTCTTTGACTTACATTTAGTGCCTCATCGTAAGCAACGCCACGTTTCATCTTAGCACGTTTTGCGGCAATAGCTTCATCTTCTCCAGGAGCTGGATCAGAATTAATCATATCTTTAAATCGTAATGGTCTTCCCATTGTTCTACCTTCCTGGTTTATCCCATCCCTTTAATATATCTGGTGAAAAGTTTGCGTATGAAAATTCCATACGGTCCACAATTTTCACTGCATCACCACCAAGTGTATCAATAGCAACATAACCTTCTTGACCGGTTGTTTTATAACCGTTTGTAGTTTTCAAGAAAGTATCGATGCTACCTAACTTATTAAGGATATTTATAAGTTTTAGTTTCGCCATTACGATAGATTGTTGCAAATCGAACATTTTTTTCAAAGAAACTTTATTTTTTGCTGAGAAAAATGCTAATATATCATTCAATTTTTTCTGTTGAGCAGCTTTACCAGCAGCAGTTGATCTTTTGTCTATTTCTTTTTTGTACCTCGCATTAATCCACGCAACCAACTTATTAACGTGGGTCCGAGTGTTAGTAACAATTTGACCTTGACGTACATAACTATTATTGAAAGTTTCAATGAGACCAGCAAGATCTTTATTAGATTCCAAAGTCCTAAGCGTGTTACCACTGATTTGATTGAAGATTTTACCTGCGTTAGAAAGGTGAGCATTAACTTCCTCCGTATCTTTCTTAGACATTGTATATTTTGTCATGTCTCTTAACATAGCATCTTGAGACCAAACATTTTTCGAATTTCTTAACTTAGTGACGTCAACACCATAAGATGCCTTTAATGATTCGAATGATGATCCCGTGTAGGTCGTATGCCATACAACACCGATCTTTTTCGATTGTACATCCCTGGCCATTTCCGTGCCTGCCGGTATTGCATATACGATAGTATTAGGATGAAAGGTAATGTAGTCATCCCCCTTGATTTTGCTTTTTTTAACGTCGCCTGGACTAAAGAGAAGATCACCTTGTATAATTCCTTTAATTCCTAGTTCGGGAAAATATTGAAGAGCGAGCTTAAGCTTTGTATTGAGATCGCCGCTAGTAGCAGCATCGATATCAGCATCGCTCTTGTATATTTCGGGAGATTTGTTAAAGATCCCTTTCTTCGCCACGAAGAATCTTCCATCGCTAGGGTCAATCCCAGCAAACACAGCAGGAGCACCGTCCCATTTAAGAGATACGTTTCCATCATGTTGTCCTCCTAACATATCACGCAATGATCGCAATGCCATAATAGCGTCACGCGTGCCTTTAACACCGCCATAAAGAACCTTATCTTCGATATGAGTCATATGTGTATTTTTTTGTTCTGTAATAAATTCTGCGAATGACATTATTCATAGACCTTTACATAGATTGAAGATTCAGCTGTTTTAGACCCGGCGTAATTAACTAAGTCAGTTACAAATGCACTTGACTTACCATTGTTTTTATTTTTTTCTAGCATAGAACAAACATGAGTTGCTGCAAGTTTACTATGCAATTGTATTGCGGTTTGTTTTGTCATGTCCTCAAAAAATAAAGCTTTACTAGTAATATTAGGATGCACCATTTTTGCCATGTTAAAAAAATTATTGGCATAGCTTGACTTTGCACCTCTGCTTTTTAGATCTTTAGCATGACGTACTAATTCAGGATTTGTTGGCATATTATAGTTTATTCTCTTTTTTGCAGATTGACTAACTTGGGCCCAAGAAGCTCTACCTCCTCGTGCAGTTTTTAATGTGATTTCCATATTCGGCGAGGCGAATGCAGCAGAAGCTCTAACATCCATTTTACTTGTAGTATCAAAATAAACATTTCCCATTTTACTTCTGAAAAATGATTCTCCGAGTTTTGCAAATTTAGCCATTAACGATGAACGTGTATACGTGTGTGAATCAAGTTCTTCTGTTCTATTTTCTTCAACTACTTTCATACCAGCTTCGGTTTGAATTTTTTTAAGAGATATACCAACGATTTTTCTATCATCAAAAGATTGTACTAAGTCTGCATTTAATTCAACAACTGAATCACTTGATAATGTAGTATCAACATTAACACCGCGAGCTACAGCCCATATATCTCCAGGATTCCATTTGTCATCTGTTAATTTTATTATACCAGAATTTTTAAATGCTATATTTTTAAGTGCGTATATTTTTTTCATAACATCTGAACCACGATGCATTGTCATACCAGATTTTATATAGCCTTTTTTCATCAGGATTTTTGTAGTCCAATAAGATGACCAATGCCATGACGGATCTAGTTTCATCATTTCTTCAAATGATAGTCCATCTAATTCAGCCTTAGCATATGCTTGTTTTAATTTTGTCTGTGTATATTTTTCAAATGCTTGAATTCTACCACCTAGCATAGCGTGGATCCATACGCATTGCAAACCTTCTGCGTATGCAGTTTGTGCAGTACCTCCACCTGATCCACCTGTTCCTCCTCCAAAAATAGGTGATTTACCAATTTGTGAAGATGAAATTTCTCCTGTACTTGTACTTAATTTAACGGGTTTCATAGTAGACTGCAATGTATTTACAGCCTCTTGATTTTCTTTTGTATTATTAATTGTGACTTCTTTACCAGTATTTAATGGGATAGAAATATTGTCACGAATAATTTTTCTCAGTATATCTAAACGTGGTTCATTTGTTTGTGCATTAGGTTTATCCCATTGCGAAGGAACCATTTTTACATAATTCATTTTACCCTCATTTAAATAAGTTATAAATCTAAGCACATTTCTACTCCATTAAAGTATTATACCCATATTTATAATAATTGTAAACCTAATAAAAATCGCTTTTAGATAAATAAAATAATGTTGAGAGTAAATGTCTCTCATAACTACTAGAGGAGGCACTATATGGAAGTGCTAAATAAAATCAAACAATGGGCTGGTGCACTAGCCGACGTTGGTATCAGCGTAGCAGCACTAGCAATCGTTGTTGAAGTTCTTGGTCTTGGCAATATGCCATTCATGCCACAAGGACTAAGCGTAGTCGAGAACGTTTCTTCGATGCTCAGTACATTAGGGTCACACGGGATTATGGGTCTTATTGCTGTCTGGGTTCTTTGGGGAATCTGGAATAGAAAATAAGATAGAAAAAGGGGAGATTTTTCTCCCCTTTTTTTAAGTAACCTTAGTTATCCATTGTGCTATAGGTCGAACAAATGGTAACAATGATATCGCCATCAGAAGATTCACACCGGTATGAGCCATTGCAATTCGCAACGTATCACCCTTTGGCATACCATCCGAGACAAGAGCACCTGCCAACCAAATAGTACCAGTCGTTCCAATGTTAGCACCAAGCACTGCAGCAATTGCAGCAGGTAGTGGTACTGCACCAGATGCAACCAATCCAATGATTGCCGTAGTTGAAAGAGAAGATGACTGCCAAAGTAGAGTCATAATGATTCCACCAGCAAACATCCAAAGAGGACTATGTGTAAAATACGCAAGGTGTTCTATGTTTCCCATAGACTTCATGCCACCTGCAAACATTTTCAATCCAATATAAAAAACTACGAGGCCTACAAGCGTCGTAAGAACAGGATTGCCAAGTTCCATTTTACCTACCTTTTTCCATAGTTTTTTGTCCATCGTCTCTCTTACTTTCATTAAATTTTTTAATTCCGTATTGCCTTTGTTTTGCTATAGCCTTTGGATCTAAGTGATCAAATCCACTGACACCAGCATCTTTAGCCCACGCATAAATCATATCTAGTTTATGTGCTTTCATTTTGAATTCCTTTTAAATCATCGATTAAGGTATCTATATGTTCTGGATTTTCGTCGATTTGATTTCGAGCTGTATACAATCTTTCGAGTCTTTGTTTTACTGCACGAGGTTTTCGTTTACTATTTTCCCAAAATTCAATTTCAGAATTAATTTTATCTTTTCCCATGCTAATAGCTTTAGCATCTCTAGTCACGGATCTCAATACATTCATTATTCGTGTTCTCCACCATTACCTCGACCAAGTCCACCAAAATATTGTGGAGCTCGTCTAGCTGTTTCAAAAGTTCCTACTGTAATTGCAATTGCAGCAAGTAATACAACGTGTACAATGGCACTGATACCAAACGCAGTCCAACTACCAACTATAAATGCAAATACAATGCACCACATCCAAGCTAAAACTTGCATTACTAAGTGTCGTACTTGAAGATCTGGAATATTACTGAGAGGATTTCGTTTATCATCCATCACAGCGTTCCAACCATTAACTATAAATGTTCTCACTGGATAAACTCCTTTTTCATATGTTACTTTTAATGGATAGTGCGCATCCATAATATCTCTAAACTCTATAGCATCATATTGGTCAATAAAATATCTGACAACAATATGATGCTTAAAGTAGCCTTTTACTCGATACATTAGGCTGCGTCTGCAAACTCGAGTGCAGACTCTAATGCGTTCTTTTTGCGAAGTTGATTACCACCGAACCAAGATGAATACAGGCGGTTGTCGGCATTACGACCTTGTACATGATCTGTAATGAATGTGACTGAGTTAAATGCTTGCCACCAAGAACCTTCACCGTACTCAGCACCTGGTTGTGTTTCTAGTACATCATGTGCAAGCTTTGCATTGCGTGATAGTGTATCAACTGAGAGTCCTTTACCTTGTACACGCTTATCAGCTGTACGTGGGAAGACTGTATTTAAATACTCAATATAAGAATCTTGAGTGAAACGCTTGCTTGCCAAAAACTTAGCAACTTGGCTATATGTTTGCATTTTCACAGTTGCAATACCAAGCTGTTCTTTTACAGCATTCGGATCAAACACCGTACGATGACCTACTTTAACAGCTCTTTCTGATTTTGCTTCAAGCGAAAAAGTCAATGTATTATTACATACTACACGAATTGGTGTGAAGCGAACATCGATTGATTTACCGTATTGATGTGGATTTGAAAAAAGAAGGTATGAATCAACACGATCTCCACCGAGGATTTCGAATGAGTCTTTAACTTTTGCCAAAGCCCATACCATTTGACCATCTTTCAAAGAACCAGCAGTATGCATTTCCATATCACCTGCCATTACGTAATCTGAAAAGAATTCAAAAGCTTGATCGTTTTGCACTGAATTCCAGTTTTCACCTACGTTTGTAAGAATGCGACCGTCTGACTCGCGCACGAGAGATTTTTGACCTGTTGACATTTTTTTGCCATCAAATTCAATATATGATTCTACTTCGCGAACTTTCCAATCAAGACCAGCTTTTTCTTGCATTTGATAAGGTGTTAAATCATTGCTAACTGGTACACCAAGACCATGCCATGGAACTTGACCTGCGTACGCCATTGTTTCTACCATATGTGCCATTATATATTCTCCATTTCAATTTTACTTATATATTATACCATACAAATTCACAGTTGTACATGCTTTTTTTCATTTAAAGTGAATTTTTTTTCTATAACTCTTTACCGCGCCAGGTATTATTGTAGGATATTCTCCCAGATATGTGCCAGCCAAAAGATCGTTTGGTATAATTAGATCTTTGTGCGGATGATCAATGGCATCCCAGTTTTTATGGATAAACTTAGCTAGCTCGTCAAATTCTGCATCAGAGATTAGTGGATCATCTTCAACATAATAAGCGTATGCACACATTAAATACTTAGCTATCGGATTTTTCATCTACATCAACTCCATAATATTCTTTTGGATCTACTTCAAACCGACCGCATTCTGACAAATAAGGATTTTCAATCCAAATACCTTCAAACTCAAAGCCTTCCATTAGCGCACCTCATAACCAAGGTTTTCAAGAACCCAATCTTCACCAAGATCAGCAGCAAAAGCCATAACAACACCTTCGCGTGGATGTGTATCCATACGATCGATGAAGCTACGAAGAGAACCCATATGACCTTTATTGAAACGATACTTTACTTCAATAACGTCATTGCGATCTTCAGCATACATTTCAGCCATACCGTGATCAACACCAACAAACTCAACGTGGCTTTTCCAAAGATTTTTTTCTAATTTTGTAAGGTTTTCTAAAAACATGATAAGCTCCTCTATTGCTTTTTTCATTTTATAGATATATTATACACTATAAATGAGCGTTTGTACACCAAAAAACGCATTTTGTTTTCAAACAAAAACAATGACTTATCATTTTTTTTAGTAAGGAGCGGGAGTCTCTTCACCTTCTACGTCGAAATCAACTCCTTGGCCAACTCCGATTACGCATGCAGTATCTGGATCAAAGAATTCTACGAATAACCAATATCCTGTATCTGGATTATAGAAAAATCCGTATGGTAATGCATACATTTCATTCTCGACACGAGCATTACCAGTAGAAGAAAATAATGGAAACATACCATCTTTATCAATACGTTCAAAAACCGCTTGAGGCGA